GGGTAACTTAAAACTTACAACAAATACAAACTCAACATCTAATACTACTGGAGATTTAGTAGTTGCAGGTGGTGTTGGAATTACACAAGATGTTAATATTGGTGGATTATTAGATGTAGATGGTACATTCCGTGCTAATTCTACAAGTAGATTTGATGATAATATTGTATTCCAAGGTGCTTCCAAGACCTTAGAACTTAAGAACGGATCAGGAACTACTAAAACTACACTTCATACTACTACAGGTAATGTTGATGTAGGTGGTATCCTTACAGTCACTGGTGCTATAGATGCTAACAGTTCTGCTGCTGTCTCAGGTGATGTTCATTTAGAAAGTACAAACGATATTACAACTGCTAAGAACGGAACTTCTGGTGCTTGGGAGATTCAATCAAATGATTATGGTGCACTTAGACTTGATGGTGGTTTCTATGTAGCAGGATCTGGTCTGATTGATGGTACGTTGCATGTCAATGGTCCTATTGAAGTTAAGGATAGTGCGACAGAAACTGAATCTAGATTGAACTGGTTAAGAGTAAGATACAGAGGTCGTTTTGGTGATACATATCAAGCATCTCCTTCATATGCTTCTCATAACTTCTCCACTATAAAAGCACATGGTGGTGCAGGTATTATGAAATCCTTGTACGTTGGTGCTACAGGGTCAGGAGAGAGGTTCTCAGTTGGTAAATTGAACAGTGGTGATACTGAGAAGTTTAGTGTTATTGGTGCAAGTGGTAATACAGATATTCAAGGTACTTTGAATGTTGAAGGTAATACAACTATTCAAGATTCGGTCACTATCAATGCATCAAATGAAAACTTTAAGATTCAAAATGGATCTGCAGTTGATAAGTTTACAGTTGATACTGATAATGGTAATACAGTAATTGAAGGTACAGTTAATATTAATGGTGTTACTGATATTGATGCTGATTTCGCAGTTAGAAACGGAACGACTGATAAGTTCTTTGTTGATAACGTAACTGGTAATACTAATATTGAAGGTACGCTGACTGCTGATGGGCACACTGAATTAAATTCAACACTTAATGTTGATAGTAATACAACTCTTGGTGGTACGTTAACTGTTGCTAACAACACAGAAATAAATGGCACCTTAGATGTTGATGCAAACTTTGCAGTCAGATCAGGAACTACTGATAAGATGACTGTTGCATCTTCTACAGGTAATATTGCAACTGATGGTACTCTAGTTGTTGCAGGTCAAACAACAATTAATGACTCTTTAATTATTCAAAGTGATAATGAGGTAGTTAATGTAAACACTGGTTCTGGTGTAACTAAGTTCAGTATTGATACTGACAACGGTAATACAAACATTGTTGGAACATTAACAGTAGGTGATGCAACTCAGATCAACGATACATTCGGAACATCTGGTGTCAATACATTTACAAACAACACAGAGCAAACTCTAACAGGATCATACGCTGCTGATGGTGCTGCAAGATTCTCTGGTGGTATTGGATTAGCGAAAAACTTAGCAGTTGGTGGCGGGCTTAGAGTTTATGGTGGTACTGAACTATCAGGTGCTCTCGATCTTAATAGTAGTGCAAATATATCAGGTTCAACAATCGTTGAGAACCAATTAATTGTTAAGGCAGATAATAAGTTCTTCAAAGTACAAACAGCTGGTGCTGTTGATAAGTTTACAGTTGATACTGATAATGGTAATACAGTATCACAAGGTGATTTAACTGTAGCTGGAGATGTTAATGCCCAGTCTAACTTGATTGTCACAGGTAATCTTACAGTTAATGGTACAACTTCTACAGTTAACTCAACAACGGTTACTATAGATGATCCAGTCTTCACCTTAGGTGGTGATACTGCTCCTGCATCTAATGATGGTAAAGATAGAGGTATAGAATTTAGATATTATGATGGATCTGCTAAAGTTGGATTCTTCGGATTTGATAGAGGTACATCAGAATTTGCTTTTATGACTGCTGCTACTAATAATAGCGAAGTCTTCTCTGGTACTGACGGTGCTCTTAGAGCAGGTTCACTTCATGTAACTGGTGCAGGTACATCTGTTGATATTGATAATAACTTAAATGTTGATGGTACAGCAACAGTTGATGGTCAAATAATTTCTCAACTTGCTCAGGGTGTTGCACCATTCGTAGTTGCATCTACAACTAAGGTCAATAATCTTAACGCAGATTTACTTGATGGATTAAACACAAGTGCCACAGACACAACTGGTAATAGTGTTGTAGTTAGATCATCTGGTGATTTCTCTGCTAATCAAATTACAGTCAATAGTGGTGCAGGTTCTTCAGCAGGTATTTTAGGAAACGCATCTACTGCTGATGCTTGGAAGACTGCAAGAACATTAACTATTGATGGTGTTGTAGATGGTTCAGTATCAATTAATGGTGCTTCTGATCCAACACTTTCAGTCACATTTAACGATGCAGATATAACTGCACTTGCTGCACAGTCTGGCACAGGATATATGGTCAGGACTGCTGCGAACACATATGCTCATCGCACATTTGCAGTCACAGCATCTTCTGGTATTACACTAACAAACGCTGATGGTATATCTGGTAATACTACAATTAACGTTGCATCTGCAAGCACAAACGCTTCAAACAACTTAGTCTTACGTGATGGATCTGGTAATTTTGCATCTAATCAAATTACTTCTAAGTTAGTCGCACAGAATATTCAAGTTGGTGTCACAGGAGCAAATGAGATTGATACATCAACTGGTAATCTAACACTTGATTCTGCAGGTGGAACTGTTGCAGTAGATGATATCTTAACAGTAGCTGGTTCAACAACACTTAATGATGACTTAACTCTTGTATCAGCAAGTGGTGGTAATATAGTATTTGATAAATCAGATAACGCATTAGTATTTGGTGATAACGTTGCTGTCAAACTTGGTGCAGGAACTGACATAGTTATTGAATCTGATGGCACTGATACTCTTTATAAGTCAACAGGATCATCTAAACAAATAATTCAGACTGCTCAATTTGAAGTTAAGAGTCAAGATGGTACTTCATTTGGAATGATTATTGATGCTGATGGTTCAGCCACTTTAGGATACAATGGAACTGCTACATTTGTCACAACATCAACAGGTGCAACTCTAACAGGTGATCTATTATCAGATTCCAATAATACTAGAAGCATTGGTTCTTCTTCTAACAAGTACGCAAACGTACATTCGACAACCTTCACAGGTAATGTGGTAGGTAATATTCAAGGAGATATTACTGGAAACATTGTCGCAACAACTTCAACTGCTAAGAATCTTAACCCTGCTAGTGATAGTGCATTCGATCTTGGTACTAACTCAGTTAGATGGCAGAACATATACGCAGATGCTGCAAATATTACTGCTATTACAGGAACCTTAACTGGTACAGTTTCTAGTATTACAAACCATGATACTGATGCTCTTTCTGAAGGATCTACAAATCTATACTATACAGACGAAAGAGTTGATGATAGAGTTGATGCCCTTATAGTTGCAGGTACAGGACTTACTAAGACTTATGATGACGCTGCAGGAACTTATACATTAGCATTTGCATTCTCTGAGTTTGATACAGATAGCGTTGTAGAAGGAACAACTAATCTATTCACAACAAATACAAGAACAAGATCACACTTTACATACGGAACTGGTATTGAATTAAGTGCAGGAGGTCAACTATCTGTAACTCAGTCAGATATTGATACTGACAATGTCACTGAGGGATCTACAAATCTATTCACTACTGCTGCAAGAACTAGAACTCACTTTACTTATGGTACAGGTATTGAGCATGATGGATCAGGAACTATATCTGTCACTCAGTCTGAGATAAGCACAGATAATGTAACTGAAGGATCAACAAATCTCTTTACTACTGCTGCAAGAACTAGAACTCACTTTACATATGGAACTGGTATTGAGCATGATGGTGCAGGTGGACTTGCTGTAACTCAGTCAGATATTAATACTGATAATGTCACTGAAGGGTCTACAAATGTATTCTTTACAAATACAAGAGCAGATGCAAGAGTCGCTGCTGCTACTGGTGCAAACTTAGATCTAAGTCAAAAGTCTACTACTAATCTTTCAGAAGGAACTAATCTATATCATACAGAAGCAAGAGTACAAACAAAACTTGATCATGCGTTTGAACAACTCAAAGCAATGTTGAATAATCTTGCAACTTCTACTACACTTAAGTTAAATCTATCTGGTGATCCTACACCTGGTGCAGTTGTTTCTCTTGGTTCAATTTCAGCAGGTGGTGTTGGTGGATTTACAGGTGCGACTAACGTTGCTACAAGTGGTGGAACTGGATCAGGATTGACAGTTGATACTACAGTAGATTCTGATGGTGTAATTACAGCAATTGCATTGAACACTGCAGGAACTGGTTATTTAATAGGAGACACTTTAACAATCACTAACTCTAATCTTGGTGGTGTTGATACTCTTAACTTGGGTACATTATCAGGAGGTGTCGGTGGATTTACAGCAGGAACTGGTGTTGCTACCACAAACTCTGGATCTGGTGATAATGCTTTAACAGTTAATACTACGGTTGATGGAAACGGAGCAATAACAAACGTTGCTATTAATGCTGCAGGAACAGGATATGCTGCAGGTGATACAATTACGATTGCAAACTCTAATGCAGGTGGAGCAGCGACAGTTGACACACTTGTAGGTGGTACAGGATATGCAAACGGAACTGCTATCGCTACAACAACTGTTGGTTCTGGATCAGGATTGACAGTTAACTTGACAACTTCAAACGGTGTTGTTACTGGTGCAGCAATAAACGCTGCAGGATCTGGATACGCAGTTGATGATACAATAACAATCGTCAATGCTAACGCATCTGGTGTTAAGACTCTTGGATCTATTGCTACAGCAGGAACAGGATACTCAACTGGAACTGCAATCGCAACAACCAATGATGGATCTGGATCAGACTTTACTATTGACATATCATCTGTAGATGCCTCTGGTGCAGTCACAGCAGCAGCAATCAATAATGATGGTACTGGATTTACAACTTCTGATACTATCACAATCACAAATGCTAACGCATCTGGTGTTCAAACTCTAGGAACAATTGCCACAGGAGGAACAGGATATTCAGCAGGATCTGCAATTGCTACCACATCATCTGGATCTGGTACTGGACTAACTGCAGACATAACTGTAGACAATGGAGTTGTGACAGGAGTTACAATTAATAACGATGGATCTGGATATGCAGCATCTGAAGTTATAACTATTGTTAACGCTAATGCATCTGGTATTAAGACTGTAGGAAACTTTGGTGCAACTGACGCAGCAAGAACACCTGGCACTTATACCATAGGAACATCTGATTATATTACTCAGGCATCAGGTGCTAATGCAACATTCTCCGTTGTTATTGGAGTCGGTGGTACTGTTGATTCCATCACTGTCACAGATGATGGAGCTGGTTTCATTGTTAATGAGACAATCACAATTGCTGATGCTCAACTTGGTGGTGGCGGTGCTGCTTCTCTTACATTCGATGCAACAGCAATTCATGGTAATGGATGTACAATCCCAGTATCTGCTATACACGGAAATGGATGTACAATTCCAGTATCAGCTATTCACGGAAACGGAGCTACAATTGACATTGCTACAATCTTTACTAACGCAACTGTTAACGTTGCAACTGTATTCACTAATGCTACCTTCAGTCTATCCGACATCACAACTATGGAGGTCGGAGCAACTATAACTGGTGCAACTTCTACCAGTACAGGGGTTATTACAGCGATGGATGAATCCTCTGTGACTGTTGATAATGTATCTGGATTCTTCAAGAAAGGAGAAACAGTTGGTGCTAATGATGTAACTAACTTAACTATCAGTTCATTCGGTTAATAAACTATGTCTGCTACAAGACCTGCAAGTAAAACAGAATTAAAAGACTATGCTCTTCGTAGATTAGGATATCCTACGATAGATATTAACGTTGCGACTGAACAACTAGATGATTTGATAGAAGAGGCAATAGATTACTACCAAGAATATCATTACAATGGTAGTATTCAAACCTTTATGAGAATTGAAGTTACTGAAGCTATCAAAACACAGGCAAAAGGATTTACTCAAGAAGGATCAACTCCTTGGTATGGACAAGATAATTACGTATCTACACCACCAGGTACTTTAGGTGTTAACCATGTATATACAAACATAGGTGCATCAAGTATAGTACCAGGTAATATTTTCAATATTAAATATCAAATATTTTTAAATGATATCTACTCTATGACTCATGGACAGATATTACACTATTTCCTAACATCTCAATACTTAGAAACTCTTGACTTTGTTACTAACTCTCAAGCAAATAGAAGAGTTAAATGGAATGAACATTCCAATAGACTTTACTTAGACTTTGACTGGGACGACCTCACAGTAGGAGACTATATAATGGTAGACATGACAATGCGTCAAGATCCAGATACCTATACAGACATGTATAATGATAACTGGTTGAAGGATTATGTTGAGGCACTATTCCAACAGCAGTGGGGTAGAAACTTAAGCAAGTATGATGGTATTCAAATGTTAGGTGGGGTGACTCTTAATGGTCGTCAAATCCTTGAAGATGCTAGTCAGTTCAAGGCAGATCTTGAAAAAGATCTTCGTGATCGTTATGAAACACCACCATTGGATATTGTAGGCTAATATGGCAATACAGAATTCACCAGCTCAAGATTACGTTCAGTCTAACTATGCTAGTGCAGGAAGATTGAAAGCAAATGCTTCTGCACAGGAGCAAAAATTTATTGAAAACTTAGTTGTAGAAAGTATCGAGATTTATGGGCAAGACATTTACTATGTTCCGAGAACGATTGTCAGTCAAGATTCAATCTTTGAAGAAGATTCGGATGGAAAATTTGAGTCAGCGAAACCTATCAGAGCTTACGTCAATAATGTTGAAGGATGGGAAGGACAAGGTGAGTTACTTACAAAATTTGGAATCCGTATTGAAGACAAGACAACTTTTATATTCTCCCGTGAAAAATTTAAAGAAAACGTGGATGATTCTACAGTCCTTAACGTCGAAGGCAGACCCAACGAAGGGGACTTAATTTGGTTTCCTATAACTAAACATTTGTTTGAAATAAAATTTGTAGAAGTAGAAAGACCTTTCTATCAGTTAGGTAGAAACTATGTTTGGGAGTGTCAATGTGAACTATTCGAGTACAGCGACGAAGAGATCAATACAGGTATTACAGAACTCGATGCTATCGAGACTGCTTTTGCAAATGCTATTACAGTTGGTCTTGTTGCAGGTGGTACTGGAGACTTTACCGTTGGTGAAACTGTCACTGGGGGTTCATCTAACGTAACTGCTGAGGTTAAATCTTGGGATAATACTACAAGAACACTTATTGTTATTAATCGTTCTGGAACATTTACAGTACCAGAAACTTTGACAGGTGGTACTTCGGGTGCATCCTTTACAACTGCTACATATAATACGATCGACAATGCTAATACTGAGTACGATCAAAACAATGACTTTGAAACTCTTGACAATCAGATCATTGACTTTACTGAAGCAAACCCATTTGGTTCAGTCGGATCTATTACTGATAACACAATCTAATGCTAGGAACTTATTCATACAACGAAATATTTCGTAAGACAATTGTATCTTTCGGAACTCTGTTTAATAACATAGAAATCCGTAGATCGGATGAGGTTATGAAAGTACCTCTTGCATATGGTCCTAAACAAAAATTCTTAGCACGTTTAGATCAGAATCCAGATCCTACAAATAAAAGAGTACAGATAACTCTTCCAAGACTTTCATTTGAGATTAATGATATATCATATGATGCAACAAGAAAAGTTTCACCTACACAAAAAATTAAATTTAAAAAAGACTCAGACGAAAATAAAAATGTATACATGCCTGTGCCATATAACATAGGTTTTGAGTTAGCAGTCATAGCAAAGAACCAAGATGATGGACTGCAAATTATAGAACAAATATTACCTATATTCCAACCTCATTATAATCTATCTGTAAAATTATTAACAACTGTTGGAGAAACTAAAGACGTACCTATAGTCTTAAACAATATAGACTATGAAGATGATTATGAGGGAGATTTTGCAACTCGTAGAGCAATTATATACACTCTATCATTTACTGCTAAGACATACCTTTACGGTCCTGTCACAGATGCAAAAGTTGTCAGGAAGACTCAAGTCGATTACTACGCAAATACAGACACTACTACAGCACCAAGAGCAAAGAGATATACTGTACAACCAGAATCTACTATTGATAGAGATGGTACAGTAGCAACAACTCTTTCTGGAACTATTAGTAAAACTGCTACTGGATTTGCAGTTGCCAATGCTTCTGGTATCAATCAATGGGACAACATATACATTGGTAATGAACTCATGAGAGTCTCTAACAAGGTTGGTAATAATCTAAGTGTTATTAGAGGATATGAGAAGACAACTCCTACTGTACATAGTGTAGGATCAAATGTATTCATAGTTAATGCTGATGATCATGCTTTAGTAGAATCTGATGACGACTTTGGATTTGGTGAGTTGTTCTCTGAGTATACTGACATGAAGAAATATAATCCTGTAAGTGGACAGGATGAGAACATCTAATGGAATTTTCTGGACTAGATAAAGCATTTGGAGAAGAACCGAAAGGTGATTTGAAGAAGCATGTCGATAAAGTTAAACCTCTTCTTAAGAAAAGTCAAGAGGATGATGTAAGACATGACTACGAGACTGCACGTGCACAGATGCATAATCTAGTTTCTAAAGGACAAGAGGCAGTAGATGGGATCCTAGAGGTCGCACAGAGCAGTGATCATCCAAGAGCATATGAAGTTGCTGCATTAATGATTAAAAACGTTGCAGATACTACAGAGAAACTTATAGATTTACAACGAAAGATGAAAGAATTAGATGCAGAAGATAAGAAGGTGACTAACAATACTACTAATGCACTCTTCGTAGGAAGCACTACTGATTTACAGAAGATGTTAAAAAACATAAATAAAGATACGGAAGACAAGACAACAGACAAGAAATGACAGTTCTAAACGTATTAAGTACTAACGCCATTGCAGCAGGTGCGACAGAATATCAAGTTGTAAAGACTGGATTCTATCGTGTTGTAGCAACCGCAGGAGATGCTACTGTAGCATTTAATGACGGTCCTGCAATTACAATAATTCAAGACGAAGCAATACTACTTAAAGGTGGTAAGCCTGGTCATGCAAAAATTGTAAAAGGTGTTGATGATTCCACAGCAGATTATACATTAGGTAGACACCTACATGAAACATCATCAAGTCATCCATTTTCAGTGGGCGATTTTATTGCTGTAGAAGATGATAGTACTTCACCTGCTATTGATAGCAACTTTCTTTCTGCAGGAACTGCAGGTAAAAAGATAACTGCAGTTGTAGGTAACTTCGTTAGCACCGATATAGATTCTTCCAGTGCATCTGCAGATTACACATATGCTTCTGGTCCTCAGGCAGTTATGAAACGTGCTACTAAAGTAGCAGTCACAGGCAATGCCATAGCATTAGAAGAGATACAAGTAGTTGGTGGATAATGCCAGCTGTTAATCAAAAGGCAGAAAAAATTGTAATGGCGATGAAACGCAAAAAGAAAAGTTTCAATCGTTTGTATGGTGATGACGCTAAAAGTGTCATGTATGCAACTGCCAATAAGTTAGCACAAAAGGAAAACTTAAAGGTCATGTATTATCAGGATTTCGTAAAATTAGTAGAGGGCAACCCTACTACACGTATGTTAAGTAAGTCTAAGACAAAACAGACTGGTAACATAAGTGCTGACAGAGGATCAGATGAAAAAGAAAATCGAGCTAAACGTAAAAGTCTCGAAAAAGATTTAAAGAAAAAGGGTATTGGTTACAAGAAGGGTGTAGGAGAGTATAAATACAAATCTGACGATGGCAAAGAAGGTACAGGTCGTGAGGTCACGTACCAAACAAGTCCTAAAAAAGGAATGTCAAAACGTAGATTTGGAAAAGTAATGCGTCGTCTTGGTCGTAAACATGGTCAAGAATCAGTAATTACAAAAGACAAAGACAAACCTGCAAGACTACACGATACACAAAGTAAAAAACCAAGCAAATCAGTAAATCTAGGGAAATCCAATCCAGGTAAAAATCCAAAAGGTGAAGGTGAGACATCAGGAACAAAGATCAGAAGTGGAAAACTCCCAAAAACAAACAAAAAAGCGTATCACTACAATTAAGAACGCTATAGATGCTCTACAAAAAGAGCATGATGAGAGTTGCTGTAAGCAACCCAGTAATATCAGCAAAAAGCAATAATTGATACCAAACTACATACTCAAGTGCTATACTATTATAGCTAGTATAGTAGAATTGTGCTGTTAAAATGTCACATTACACAGTAGGTTACCATGATAACCTTAACACTCACTATGAAATTTGTGAGTATGCAGACGATGCGTATAACGCTATAAAACAAGCAAGGGAAGATCTACCAGATTTTAATAATCCCCATGCTGCAGAGTATTGTATATTAGAGGACTAATATGAACGGAAGACTAGACAAGGTTGCAATGACCAATAGACTAATGCAACTCAAAAGAGAACTACACTATAAGTGTGAGATCGGAGAGAAAGGTAAGTGGGAATGTATAGGAGCGAATGAATACCTTAATAAATGCTTTGATGTACTTGATGAATATTGGCAATGACACATCGTTTCAAAGAAATACTACCAGTTTATAGAAGAAAAAATGTACCAATTCTTACAAGAATCAGTAGATTTCTTTTGAAATCAGAACGGAAAATAAAAAGGTATTTGTTAGGTTAATAGATAGTACAAACTTATCAAACATATTAGTAAATGTTATCTACACAATACCGCCTTCGGTTAGAAGGAATCTGCAAATCAATTGCAGCAGGAACAGAAGTAGGAATAGATGATATGATATGGGCAGAGAAATTATCAAAGGCAAACACATCAGCGAGAGGTATGTTAAGTCAAGCAAGAAGATTAGCAATAGATGAAGACGGATCTTGTCTTAAGTATTTGGATATAGGTGATCCACGTAAATCTAAAAGAGGATTTCAAGGTGCAGAAGATATAGCAGACTTCTTTAAAAATAGTAGATCTGATGATTGGAGGCAACGTGATTAACACACAGGGTATGTCGTATGGTAAAGGTGGTAGCGGTAGATCTATAGAAGAACAACGTGCTGCTATCAAACCCATGCAGGTGAATAAAATGAATCTTTTATCAGATGCATTGAAGGTTGAATTAAAACAACTTATTAATGAAGTATTAGATGAGAGAGAATATAAAAAGAAACTTGACGGTCCTTATGACATGCCAGAGTATGATGAAATATTAGAGGATAACGGATCTTCCGAGTGGCTTTATAGAGGAACATATTGACAAATGCCAGTACATAGTGTTAATATAATGGTTGCAATACTCCTTGTTGGTGTATCGTGCATAATCTATGCTATACTAAAGTATGCCTACGATGAGATGAAAGATGATTGAAAGAGTATCAAATAGAATACTATACATTGTGTTCATAGTTGGTTCTATAGCGTGGTGTGCTGCTGCAAAGGCAGAAGATCCCAATAAATTAATTTGGGAAGCATTACATTATTATAAAGAATATCAAATACAATATCAAATAGAGCAGAAAAAGACACAACCCGATGATGCTATAAATACAGCTATAGAATCATGGGAGGATGATTATGGGAGTTATGGTGCCACCGAGCAGGAAGAGTTGCTACAATTTTCGAGTAACGGAGATTAATCGTGTTGTTGATGGGGATACTATTGATGTCACCATTGATCTTGGGTTTGACTTATACAAGAAAGAAAGAGTTAGAATTGCAGGAGTTGATACGCCAGAGAAAAGAACAAGAGATCTGGAAGAGAAAGCATTGGGATTAGATGCTACTAACTGGATGAAAGAAAAATTAGAAGGAGCAATTGATGGAGATGATGAACTCACTATACGAACTGAACTCAAAGGTGGCATGGGTAAGTATGGTAGGTTGCTTGGTTGGTTATACATTGGCGATGATTCTGTATCGCTCAACGAACAAATGATTAACGAAGGGTACGCTTGGGGTTATGATGGTGGAACAAAGCAAAAGAATTTTGAAGAACTTCGTGAAATACGAAGGTCTTTTGGCACATTGAATGAAGGATAATGATCAAACTTCTCAGATTGTTATTGACACCTTTTATGTGGTTGAAGGATATACTTGATCCACAATGGTGGGCAAATCTTATTGGTAATAAAACAGGATTATTTCAACGTGCAAGAAATAATCGATATAGACGATGGTTAGAAACATTACCACCAAGAAAGAAGATTGCTATTGAATTAGGTGTTGCTATACCTTTGATGATTCTAATGGATCACTATATTCTTATGCCTTATCTTGGCATGGCAATGTTGCCTTGGAACTGGGATTGGAGTGGAGGATAATGACTAAAGAATTAAACGACTTAAACGTTAATAATGTTCTTAACGAATTGCGTCCATACATAGAATCTGATGGAGGTTACCTTGAGTATATCGGTATAGATTACTTGAAAGAAGGTGCTATTGTTATGGTTAGAATGGGAGGAGCATGCTCAGGTTGTGCAATGAGTGCCCAAACTTTACAGTTGGGTATTGAACGTAGAGTCAAAGAAGTATTTCCTGAGGTCACACAGGTATTAGCAGTATGAGTATCAAACAAGAGATATACTTAGGTAATCCTAATCTTAAAAAAGCAAACGTATCTACTGAGTTTACTAAGAAACAAGTTTCTGAGTACATGAAGTGTGCTCAAGATCCTGTCTATTTTATTAGAGAGTATATTAGGATCGTATCTCTTGATGAGGGTGTCATACCTTTTGACATGTATGATTTCCAAGAATCAATGGTAGAGAAGTTTCATGAACATAGATTCAATATATGCAAACTACCTCGTCAGTCTGGTAAGTCAACTATCGTTACAGCATATCTATTATGGTATGTACTATTCAATGCTAATGTAAATGTCGCAATCCTCGCAAACAAAGCACCAACTGCAAGAGAAATGTTGGGTCGCCTCCAACTATCTTATGAGAATCTCCCTAAATGGATGCAACAGGGTATTGTCGGATGGAACAAAGGGTCACTCGAATTGGAGAACGGAAGTAAAATCCTCGCTTCTTCTACTTCTGCTAGTGCTGTTCGCGGTATGTCCTTTAACATTATATTTTTGGACGAATTCGCTTTCGTTCCGAATCATATTGCTGAACAGTTTTTTGCTAGTGTGTATCCTACAATTTCATCTGGTAAGTCAACTAAAGTTATTATTATCTCCACTCCTCATGGGATGAATCAATTCTATAAGTTGTGGCATGATGCAGAAAGAAATGCAAATAACTATGTTGCAACTGAGGTACACTGGTCACAAGTACCTGGCAGAGATGACAAATGGAAACAACAAACTATTGAGAATACATCTGAGGCACAGTTCAGAGTTGAGTTTGAGTGTGAGTTCTTAGGATCTGTTGATACTCTTATCACACCAAGTAAATTGAGAATGATGCCATATAAAGATCCTATACAACAGAAAAAGGGTCTTGCAGTATATGAACAAGTAATTGCAGAACACAATTATATAATTACAGTTGACGTATCAAGAGGAGTTGGTAATGATTACTCAGCATTTTGTGTCATAGATACAACTGCAATTCCATATAAAGTAGTAGCAAGATATAAGAACAATCAAATTAAACCTATAGTTTTTCCAAATCTAATTGTAGATGTTGCTATGAACTATAATAATGCATACATCTTATGCGAAGTAAATGATATAGGTGGACAGGTAGCAGATATTATACAGTATGATCTAGAGTATGAGAATCTACTTATGGTATCCATGAGAGGTAGAGCAGGTCAGCAACTTGGTCAAGGATTCTCTGGTAAGAAGACTCAACTAGGTATTAAGATGTCAACTGCTGTTAAACAGGTAGGATGTTCTAACCTTAAAGCATTGATAGAAGATGATAAATTAATCGTTGAAGATTATGATACTATTGCGGAGTTGACAACCTTTATTCAAAAAGGTCAATCATTCCAAGCGGAGGATGGATGTAACGATGACCTAGCAATGTGTTTAGTTATATTCTCATGGATGGCAATGCAACCATATTTTAAAGAAATGCATGACAATGATGTTAGACAAAGAATATACGAAGATCAGAGAGACCAGATAGAACAAGACATGGCACCTTTTGGGTTTGTATCTGATGGATTAGAAGAAGATCAGTTTAAAGATGCTCAGGGAGATGTTTGGCAGGTCGCGGAATATGGAGACAAATCATATATGTGGGAGTATAGGTGAAGATTTAAAAATATAAATAATCTTAGACAACCCGATTGAACAGCATTTCAAGGAGTATATAAACATGGCAACTAATCAATCATCGCCAGGTGTAGTAATTCAGGAAAGGGATCTGACCACTGTCTCTACTATTCCTACCGCGAATGTTGGAGTTATTGCAGCACCATTTACCAAAGGACCTGTAGAAGAAATCGTTGAGATTACTTCTGAAAGGCAACTAGCAGAACGTTTCGGTGAACCAAACGAAAGCAACTATGAGTACTGGTTCTCTGCAGCACAATTTTTATCTTACGGTGGTTTACTAAAAACCATTCGTGTTAATTCTTCTTCATTAAAGAACTCTGTTGACACAGGTACAGCACCTTTAGTTAAGAATTTACAAGATTACGAAACAAACATTGAATCAGCATCCAACAACTTTACATGGGTTGCAAGAACACCTGGTAATGTAGGAAACTCAATCGGTATTTTTGTAACAGACGCAGGTGCAGACCAAGTGGTTGTAGTTCCTGCTCCTGGCTCAGGTAACGAGCACGAGTTCGTTGCAGACGCTGCTGTATCTGCTGCATCTGGTGCTGCAGGTAAAGTATTTAAGTATAGTATCGTATTAACAATCGATGATATAGTTGGTTCATTCACACCTGGTTCTACTACAACAATTAGTATCAGTGGTTCTAATGAGACAATTAACGTCCTTGCTTATGACGCTGCTAATAAGAAATTAGAAATCGGACTACCTAGTGGTGGTGTTACAGGTATCATTGCAGATAACCAAGTTATCACACAGGGTACAAACACTTGTAAGGTTAACGTAACAATCGAAAGAAAACTACTTGTTGCTCTTAACAAAGATAGTATTGAATTTGCTGCTGCTGACGTTGTACAAGATACAAACTCAACAAACATTACTGTAACATCAGTAAGAGATGAGTATACAGAGCGTGAGTATCTACCTGGCGTTAAGTGGATTAACGTTGCTCCAAGACCAGGCACTTCACTATATGCTAATGGTGTTGGTGGACACAGAGATGAAATGCACATTATCTTAATTGATATTGACGGTGGTATTACAGGAACAGTTGGTGCTCTTCTTGAGAGATACATCGATGTTTCTAAAGCATCTGATGCTAAGACATCTGTTGGAGAAACAAACTACTACGCAGAAGTAATTAAACAAAAATCAGAATTTATTTTCTGGGCAGAGCATGAGGGAACATTATTTGCTGCTACTGCATCTGCATCTGATGGTGTATTTGGACAAACTGCAGCAGGTAGACAGTTCAACTTATTCCGTAGTGCAAATGGTTCTGTAGATTATCCTGCAGGAGCAACAACTCTAGGTTCTAAGAACAATGCTACTTACTACTACAGATTAGCAGGTGGTGTAAACTACACAGTATCAGCAGGACAGTATACAATTACTAATGTTGACATAGGTAGTGCATACGAATTGGTTGAAGATCCAGAATCACAAATCATCGACTTTATCATTGCAGGTCCTTCTGGAACAAGTGATGCAAACGCACTTGCGAAGATTACATCTCTTGTAAACATTGCAGAAGAGAGAAGAGACTGCATGGTATTCGTTTCACCTCGTAGAGGTAACGTAATCGGAATTAGTAATACAACAACTATTACTACAAACATTGTAGACTTCTTTAAGCAACTACCAAGTTCTTCTTACATGGTATTTGACTCAGGATACAAGTACATCTATGACAAGTATAATGACGTTTACCGTTATGTACCTTGCAATGGAGATATCGCAGGTCTATGTTTACAGACTAACGAAATTTCAGAACCTTGGTTCTCACCTGCAGGATTCCAACGTGGTATTCTAAGAAATGCAATTAAGTTAGCATACACACCAAATAAATCACAAAGAGATCAACTCTATGCAAACAGAGTTAACCCAATTGTTTCATTCCCAGGACAAGGTGTTGTTCTTTACGGAGACAAGACTGCACTTGGATTTGCATCAGCGTTTGACAGAATTAATATACGTCGTCTTTTCCTAACAGTTGAGAGAGTTATTAGTACTGCTGCTAAGGCACAACTCTTTGAACAGAACGATGAGGCACAGAGATCACTATTCATCAATATTGTTGAACCATATCTCCGTGATGTACAGGGTCGTCGTGGTGTAGTTGACTTCCTAGTCAAGTGTGATAGTTCTAATAACACACCTGAGGCAGTTGACCGTGGTGAGTTCTATGCGGAAGTATTCTTGAAACCAACAAGAACTATCAACTATGTACAGTTAACATTCGTTGCTACCAGAACTGGAGTAAGTTTTGCAGAGGTTGCATCATAAAACCTCTCAAAATACTTTTTTGACTAAATATAAAAGACGGAGATCCTAATTAAAAATGGCAAACAAAGGAACAATTGATCAATTTAAGGCGAATGTTAAGTCGGACTTCGCAAGACCTAATCTATTCCAAGTAGATTTGGCATTCCCTGCTGAAATTATACAAGACTCTGATCTTGTTAATCTAGGTAAGTTCACTGTTCGTGCAGCAAATTTACCAAGTTCACAGATTGGTGTTATAGAAGTTCCTTTTAGAGGAAGAGTTCTAAAGATAGCTGGAGACAGAACATTTGAACCTTGGACAATTACTATCATGAACGATAGTGAGTTCAAGTTAAGATCCGCAATGGAATTGTGGGCAAGTTCAATCCAAGCATACAATGAGAACTTTACTTCTGCAGGTACACTCGGAGACAATTCAGATAGTTCTGGATACTTCGCAGACATGACTGTCCATCAGTTAGCAAGAGATCTTAAAGACGGAGAAGCACCTAAGATTCTTAAGTCTTATAAGTTCTACAACATCTTCCCAAGTAACATCGCTGCTATTGACCTAGATTACGGAAACAATGATGCGGTTGAAGAATTTACTGTAGAGATGCAAGTACAATACTGGAAACCAGTTATCGCAGGATCATAATTCGACTTTTTGAAACCTGTATAAATATATCAGAACCAAAAATTAAATCGTAATGGCACAACAACTCTTTGGATTTTCATTACAAAGAGCGAAGAAGGTTCCGAAGGGACCTTCTTTTGTTCAGAAGGATAGTTTAGATGGATCGCAACCCATAGTTGGTGGCGGTTACTTCGGTTATTCTGTTGACTTTGATGGTACTATTCGTAATGATCATGAACTAATCACTCGTTATAGAGAGATGGTCTTGAATCCAGAATGCGATAGTGCTGTAGATGATGTAGTGAATGAGACTATATGTGGGAACTTTGATGATGTTCCTATATCAATAGACTTACACAATTTAAAACAATCAGAAAAAATTAAGAAGTTAATTCGTAAAGAATTTGATGAGATACTTCGTCTTCTTGATTTTGATAACAGAGCTTATGAAATCTTCCGTCGATGGTATGTTGATGGGAGATTGTTTTTTCATAAGGTAATAGATCCTAAAAAACCAAGACAGGGTTTAGTAGAACTAAGATATGTTGATCCAAGAAAGATTCGTAAGGTAACTGAGTATGAGGCAAAGAGACCTGAAGCATTAAGGACTCAAGATCTCAATCAGCAACTAACACAGCAGAGTGCGTCATATTTCCTATACAATCCTAAAGGATTAAAGAACTCAACTAATCAGGGTATGAAAATTGCACCTGATTCAATTGCTTATTGTCATTCTGGTATACAGGATCTCAATAAGAACATGGTGTTATCACACCTACACAAAGCAATCAAGGCAGTAAACCAACTGCGTATGATTGAGGACTCTTTGGTAATCTATAGATTATCAAGAGCACCAGAACGTCGTATATTTTATATTGACGTTGGAAACTTACCTAAGAATAAAGCGGAGCAATACCTTCGTGAAGTTATGGGTAGGTACAGAAACAAGTTAGTCTATGATGCCAACACTGGAGAAATCAAAGATGACAAAAAATTCATGTCCATGCTTGAAGACTTCTGGTTACCCAGAAGAGAAGGAGGACGAGGTACTGAAATCACTACGTTACCAGGTGGACAAAATCTTGGAGAACTTGAGGATGTCAAGTACTTCCAAAAGAAGTTATACAAGGCACTCAACGTTCCAAGCTCAAGGTTAGAAACAGAAACTACCTTTAACATTGGTCGTGCTGCTGAAATTACTAGGGACGAAGTAAAGTTCCAGAAATTTATCGCACGTTTACGCAAAAGATTCTCTGAACTGTTTGTAGATCTTTTAAAAACTCAACTCATTCTTAAGGGTATATGCTCTATTGAAGAATGGGAAGAGATGAAAGAGCACATTCAGTTTGACTTTATTGCAGATAACTATTTCACAGAACTAAAAGAGATAGAAATCCGCAACGAAAGAATGAATGAAGTTGCACAAATGGATCCTTACGTGGGTAAATACTTCTCAGCGAACTATATACGTACAAAGGTTCTTAAACAAACCGAGTCAGAGATTAGGGAAATTGACAAAGAAATTAAACAAGAAATCGAAGACGGAGTTATCATGGATCCACAAGCAATGCAAGCCATTGAGATGGGTATAGGTGAGGAAGAACCTGCACCTGAGGGTGGAGAAGCTCCTGCTGCTGACCCTAATTCTGCAGTTAGTCCCGCAGATCAAAAAAGAGCAGAGATCTAAAAACATAAATACATAATGGAGGAACTCTTATTATGCCTACTGACGTAGCAAATCAAATAGTAAATCACATTTTTGGTGATGAAAAAGCAAAAGCAGTTGATGCAACAAATGATGCATTAGCAGCATCTGCGTATGATGCGATCCAAGCAAAGAAACTTGAGTTCGCACAACAATGGGGTTTTAATCCTGATGAAACAGGACAAGCCGTAGCTGATGAACTTGCTGATAAAGCAACTGATACAGGAGATGTGACAAGTGTGGATTATGAAGGTCGCAAACCAGAAGATCCAGATCCTAACGAACCAGTAGAACAACCTACTGCATCCGCAGAAGAACCAACCGAGGAACCAAAAGATGAGACTGATAGCTGAAGAACTTACAGAAGTTAAATTTTTAACTGAAGAAAAGGAAGGTAAAAAGAATTACTTTATAGAAGGTATATTCTTGCAGTCAGAACTTGCAAATAAAAATGGACGCATGTATCCATTCAAAACTTTGCAGAGAGAAGTTGCCAAGTACGATGAAAATTTCATCCGTCAAGGTAGAGCACTCGGAGAACTTGGTCATCCAGAAGGTCCTTCAATAAATCTTGATAGAGTATCACATAAAATCGAACGTCTTAGCGAAGATGGAAACAACTTTGTTGGTCGTGCGAAGATACTTGATACACCAAACGGAAAAATTGCAAAGTCTTTACTCGATGAGGGTGTAAGATTAGGAGTTTCTTCTAGAGGTATGGGTTCTTTGAAGAAAGAATCTAATTGTAATGTAGTCCAAGACGATTTCATGCTCGCTACTGCTGCTGATATAGTTGCAGATCCTTCAGCACCTGACGCATTTGTGGATGGTATCATGGAAGGAAAAGAGTGGGTTTGGGATAATGGTATACTTAAAGAGTCTGCTGTTGCTGAAATTAAGAAAGAAATTGATGCAGCAACACTTAGAAACTTACAGGAAAGGAAGATTTCCGCGTTCAGTAAATTTCTGAAGAGTTTATAAGTATAAATAAATATATAAAACAGCAACGTAAAAATTTAACGGAGTTAAAAGAAATGGCTGAAACCCTCGAAAAGGAATTAGATAACATGGAAGAAGTGGCCGAAGGTTCCAATCCTGTAACTAAAAACGCAAAACCTGGCGAATCAATGGACACCTCCAAAGGTGGTGCTTCTAAAGTGATATCTGTCACTACTGATTCAATGGAAGGTGCGAAGGGAACTAAAAACGCAGGTAAATCTGCAGCAGCACCAGTAGGTAAGGCACCTGTTCCTTCCACAAAACCAAGTGATGCGTCCGCAAAGATGGAGGAAACTGAATCTAATGACGAAACAATCGCAGAAGAAGAGACCTCTGAAACCAAGTACGACTTTAGTCAAGATGTTGACGCTCTTGTCTCTGGTGAAGAACTCTCAGAAGAGTTCAGAGTAAAGGCAGCAACAATCTTTGAGGCAGCAGTCACTTCAAGAGTTAACGACGAAGTTAAATCGTTGCAAGAAGCATTTGAAGAATCTCTAACCGAAGAGGTAGAGAAAATCAAAACAGATTTGGCCGAGAAAGTAGACGACTACGTTTCTTATGCTACTAAACAGTGGATAGAGGAGAATGCCCTCGCTGTTGAACATGGCATAAAGAATGAGATGGCAGAGTCGTTCTTTAAAGGTCTAAAAGATCTCTATGTGGAGCACAACTTTACTGTTCCCGAAGAGAAGTTCAACCTGTTAGATGGAATGACAGGAGAACTTGATGAGATGGAGAAAAAGCTCAACGAACAAATAGACACTAATATTGCTTTACAAAAGCGAATTGGTGAGTATAGTAAAATGGAGATTGTGAACGACGCAGCTGCAGGTCTAGCAGAAACCCAAAAGGAGAAGCTAGCATCTTTAGCAGAGGGTGTTGAGTTTGAAAATGAAGAAGATTTTCGTAAGAAGATCGAAACTATCAAGGAATCATACTTCACTAGGAAGGCTGAAGTCGCTGAAAAAGCAACTGAACCCACCGAAGAAGCATCAGCACCATTGGTAGAATCTACCGTGTCTGGCACTATGGGTAAATACGTAGATGCACTAGCACGTTGGTCCAAATAATTGTAAATTAACACTAACTTAAGGAAAAAGATAAAAATGTCTTTACAACAACTCCAAGAGAAGTGGGCACCCGTATTGAATCACGAATCAGTTCCTGAAATCAAAGATTCATATAAAAAAGGCGTAGTTGCACAACTCTTAGAAAACCAAGAAAACGCAATCAAGGAAGAAGGTCAAGTTCTTAACGAGACACTTCAGACTACAGGTTATACCACAGGCGATACCGCTACAGGTCCTGTTGCAGGTTTCGACCCAGTTTTGATCAGTCTAATCAGACGTTCAATGCCACAACTCATTGCATATGACGTTGCAGGTGTTCAACCAATGACAGGTCCTACAGGTCTTATCTTTGCAATGAGATCATTCTACGGTTCTGAGCGTAGACCTGCAAACAGTGACTTCAGAGAAGCACTATTCAACGAACCTAACGCAGGTTTCTCAGGTGGAGCAGGTACAGGATTATCAAACTATGATCCAACAGCTTCCTCATCTGCAGTTAACGATGCAGAAGGTGCAAACCCAGGATTACTTAACGATAGTTCACCAGGAACTTACGAGGTAACTGGCGATGCTACAGGTATGGCAACAGCAACTGCTGAAGCATTAGATGATTCATCTGCTTCAACAGCCTTCAGAGAAATGGGTTTCTCCATTGAGAAGGTAACTGTTACTGCTAAATCTAGAGCATTAAAGGCAGAGTACAGCATAGAGATGGCTCAAGACCTTAAGGCGATTCACGGATTGGACGCTGAATCTGAATTAGCAAATATCCTTTCAACAGAGATACTTGCTGAGATCAACAGAGAAGTCGTTCGTACAATCTATGTAAACGCTGTTAAAGGTGCTATCGCTAACACTGCTACAGACGGTATATTTGACTTAGACGTTGACTCAAATGGTAGATGGTCAGTTGAGAAATTCAAGGGACTATTATTCCAGATTGAAAGAGACGCTAACGCAATCGGTCAAGAGACAAGACGCGGGAAGGGCAACATTTTGATCTGCTCTGCAGACGTTGCATCTGCTCTCGGAATGGCTGGAGTACTTGACTATGCACCTGGTCTACAGGGTAATGCACAGTTAACAGGTGTAGATGATACTTCATCAACTCTTGTTGGTACACTTAACGGACGTATCAAGGTTTATGTTGACCCATATTCTTCAAACGTAGCTGACAAGCACTTCTACGTTGCAGGATACAAAGGTACATCACCTTATGACGCAGGATTATTCTACTGTCCTTACGTTCCATTACAGCAAGTTAGAGCAATCAACCCTAACACCTTCCAACCAAAAATCGGGTTTAAGACACGTTATGGTATGGTTTCAAACCCATTCTCAGGTGGTCTTACACAAGGTTCTGGTGCACTTACAGCTAACGCTAACAAGTACTACAGAAGAGTACAGGTTGCTAACCTCATGTAATTCTCTTAAGAAAGAATTAATATTAAAGCACCCAAAAGGGTGCTTTTTTATACTAAATAATATTACACGTGTGAAAAGGGGAAGGAGTGCTGTAAGGGCACTCTTTTTTTGCGTCTAAATATAAACGTAGAGTATGCTTAATTATGATAGATGATGTAAGGTATGAAGATTTTATTGGTATCTTTGATACTCAGTTTAATACTCAACCAGTAATTGACTATTGGGAATATCAAAAGAAGTGTGGTGCTACGTTTAATCGCAAAGGTATCTTTGGTAAAGAACGTAGAGCAAATCAACGTAAAGACCAATGTCTTGCTACGGAAGATTTTATATTAGATCACACCTGTGGTTATGAATGGATGAAACAATATAATGAAATTTGTGGTGATTGTTTAGAATTATACATTGATGAGTATGAAAGTCTACTACAATACAGATATCAACAAGTATATCTGAATGTACAAAAGACTAGACCAGGTGAAGGTTACCATGCATGGCATTCTGAGAATGGTTCTATGGGAACTAATCGTAGATTGTTAGCAACTATGATGTATCTCAATGATAATTTTGAAGGAGGAGAGACAGAGTTTCTCTATATTCACAGACGATACAAACCTAAGAAAGGACAAGTATTGATTTGGCCAGCAGGGTTTACACATACTCATAGAGGATTACCTCCTTTAGATGGTGACAAATACATTTCTACATCATGGTTAGAAAATATTAACGGATAAAATGGCAAATTGGTATCAGGATCAACTGACTAATAAGAACTTTCTATCTCCTATAGGATTCTTATTCCTATTAGATAGAGCAAAGAAGACATCGTTCTTATGTCAGAAAGCAAATATTCCTGCATTTACGACAGGTAATATTGAAATACCTACACGTGGTTTTGTAACAATACCAGTAGAAAGCACAGCATCATACGAAGATTTAACTATAGAGTTTATAGTAGATGAGGACTTAAAGAATTATATGGAGATACATAACTGGATGAGAGCATTGTCTACACCAGGTGAATATGAAGATAGATATAATTGGAATCAAGAAAACATTACCAGAGGAACTAACCAAGATCCACGATTTTCTGATGCTACATTGCAAGTATTAAATAACAATAACCTTGCAAACTTTGATGTAGTTTTTAAATCAATCTTTCCTGTAAACTTATCATCATTACCATTTGATGTGACAGGAAGTGATACTACATACTTTACAGCATCAGCAACATTTAGATATACCTTGTATGAGGTAAGAAACGTAAACGAATCAACACGTAGGTAAACATGGCACTATCAGACAAAACACAAAAATGGTTCGACAAGTTTGTCGAGTGGGATAAAAAACTAATAAAGAAATTTCAAGATAAATATAAGTTGTCAGACTATCAAATACATTGTCTTGCTTTCGCTAAGGGGTTTATAATAGGTGCTATTCTCCTTTGAAAAAACCTTTGGTAAAGGTGTAGACCCTTGGTATAGCAAGGCAGAACGATGGGTAAAGAAGAAATTCAAGAACCCTTTCGTCAGGCATTTAGCACTTGGTTTGATAGAGTGGTTGAAAAAAAAGTGGATCTATGCTAAAATAGAAAACACAATGCGATCAGTTGACGCACAAGCTGAACAATTAGTAAAAGAGTGGGACAGGAATGAACCAATCAAAAGACCAAACATCGTGGAGAAAGGAGTATTTGGAGATGAAGGCTGGTCTCTCGAAATTTCAAATCCAATTGTTGAACGAAGGTCCGAAGCAACTAGCACAGGCATGGTTACTAGGAGCGATGCACAACGACTACGAAAAGATGAAAGGGATCAGACCCAAGAAAGAGAAAACAGTGAACTGCCAGAGCAGTCTCCAAGATTTCTTCAAGGAAACGAAGGATCAAGGAGTGTAATACCAGACCCTTGGATTGATAATGAATCTAGAACAGATACAGGAGATGTGGAAAAAGGATTCAGTAATTGATAACGATCTTTACTGCGAAGAATCCACAAAAATTCCACAACTTCATATGCGATATATGGAACTATACACCACGTTTGGACTGATGAAGAAAGAACGTGAGATTGACATGAAGAGACTTATCAGAGAGAAATGGATATACTATAAAGGAAAAGCACCATCAAGTGTGTATAAAGAAATGCCATTCGATTACAAGTTGACTACTAAAGAGGAAGTCAACATGTTTATTGAAGGAGATGAGGACGTAAGAAAATTACAATATAAAATTGAGTATGTAGATCAATGTCTTAATTACCTAGACGGTGTATTGAGACAGATAAACAATAGAAATTTTCAAATTAAAAATGCTATAGACTGGACTAAATTCCAGAACGGTGTATGAAGTACGGTTGTTCTTATAGAGTCATTGAATTAAATGACAGTGCAATGACTAGGATTCAACGCACACTTGATAATGAGAATTTAGTATTTAAAGATAGTCTTACACATAATTCAAACCTAGCAAGGAGTTCAATAGATAGAATATCTCAACAAGCATGGGTTAGAGACGCTAGATTCTGTCAAATGTTTATTGATATAGCAAAGACAATGAACGAACAGAACTTATGGAACTTAAATATAACAGGTGTTGAACCAATACAGTATGGTATATATTCCCAAGGTGGTAAGTATGATTGGCACGTAGATCAACATCCCAAACCTGTATATTGGGTAGCAGATAGTGGATCCAGAGAAGGTGTAGTAAGAAAGATAAGTATGACTCTTTTCATGAATGAACCAGACGAGTACAAAGGAGGGGAGTTTGATTTGGAGCTATATAAACCAGAGACTGATTGTAGATACGAAACATTTAAGTTGAAGAGAGGTTCAGCAATCTTCTTTCAATCAGATGTTTGGCACAGAGTTAGACCTGTAAAGTCTGGAGTCAGGAAATCAATTGTAGCATGGTTTTATGGACCTCCTTATAAGTAAGAAGAATGAAGTCTATTTAAAGATTGAGGCACAACCTCATATAAATTATGAATTGGCAGATTTTTTTACCTTCGAGGTAGAGTCTGCGAAGTACATGCAGAAGACAAGAAGATATAAAGGATGGGATGGAAAGATAAGATTATATTCACCTGCTAATGGAGAGATATATTGTGGTCTTGTAGATTATCTTACTGACTGGGCAGAGAAGAAAGGATATGACTACGTTTTAGACGAGGATAGTTACTATGGACATCCCCAAGAAACAAATGATTTAATTACTCCTGAGGGAGTTGCTTCATTTGTACAGAGTCTACACTTGAATCATAGGGTAAGGGATTACCAATACCAAGCAATATACGAATGCCTGAAATACAACAGACGACTCCTATTGTCGCCAACTGCAAGCGGGAAATCCTTGATGATCTATTCATTGGTGAGATACCATGTTAATGCGGACAGAAATATATTAATAGTTGTACCCACAACATCTCTTGTGGAACAAATGTATAAAGACTTTAAAGAATATGGTTGGAATGTAGGTCATCATTGTCATAAACTTTATGCAGGAGCAGAGAAATATACGGAACATGATGTAGTGATTTCCACATGGCAATCAATCTATAAAGAACCTAAGAAATGGTTTGATAAATTTGATTGTGTAATAGGTGATGAAGCACATCTATTTAAAGCAAAATCTTTGACATCACTCATGGGTAAACTTCATGATTGTAAGTATCGTATAGGATTTACTGGTACTTTAGATGGTGCAAACGTTAATCAATTAGTATTGGAGGGAGTTTTTGGTAAATGTTCTAAGGTAACTAAGACCAATGAATTGATGAAACAAGGTTATCTCTCCAAATTAAAAGTAAAAATTATACTAATAAAACATAAAGATAAAATATTTGAAGGGTATCAAGATGAGATGGACTATCTCGTTGAGCATGAACCTAGAAATAAATTTATTAAAAATTTAGCAAAAGATCTTAAAGGTAATACACTAATTCTATTTAACTACGTTGAAAGACATGGTATTCCTCTATTCAATATGATAAATAGTGATACAGAAAGACCTGTGTATGTTGTACACGGTGGAGTTGATACAGAAGACCGAGAAGAAATTCGAGAGTTAACTGAAAAATCAGACAATTCTATTATTGTTGCCTCCTACGGTACATTCAGTACAGGTATAAACATTCGTAATCTGCATAATGTTATCTTTGCTTCTCCTTCTAAATCTCGCATTCGTAATTTACAAAGCATTGGACGAGTACTTAGGAAGGGAGACAATAAATCAAAAGCAACTCTTTATGATATTGCTGATGACATATCCACTGACAAAGGAAACAATTACACATTGAATCATTTGTTAGAAAGAGTCAAAATTTATAATGAAGAAAAATTTGATTATGAGATCATAGATGTTAAACTCAAAGATGATTAGTTACGCCAAACACGAGGAAGAATTTTACGGAGTACTTAAACTCATAAATGGAGAGGAAGTATTAGGTAAAGCTGTGTTAACAAACGAGGGTAATGAAACTTTATGTTTCATACAAAACCCAGTGGCAGTTCAGATGGTAGAACGTGATGTTGAGGGCAATAGATTGGCACGAGGTATTGGTTTTTCTAAATGGATGCAATTATCTAATGAAGATTTTTATGTAATTAGAGAAAAGGATATCGTAACTATATCTTCTATGTCTAAAGAATGCAGATTTATGTACGAGTCGTACCTAAAAGGCGAGACGGTAGGTGAAAGAAGAGAACAGATGGAATCTGAACCCAACAAACATCTGGGTTATTTGGGATCTATTGACTCTGCTAGAACATTATTTGAAAAAATGTATAGGTTGAATAAAGGTAAGTAATATATTCAGAAACCCCTACACGGTTAGTGTACAGCAAATTGACATCTTTGTCAAGCTCTGCTATAATTAGAACAATCCAGAAGGAGAAATATGGCTGCACGAGCGAGCACCAAGAAGAAACAACACTACGTTGATAACAAAAAATTTCTTGAGGCAATAATAAAGTACAAAGAAAAAGTTGAGATTGCCGAAGTGAAGGGTCTTCCAAAACCTCGCGTCAATAATTATATCGGTGGGTGTTTTCTAAAGATTGCAACTCACTTGTCATATAGACCTAACTTTATCAATTACATGTATAAAGATGATATGGTCTGTGATGGTATAGAAAATTGCATACAGTATATTGATAACTTTGATCCTACTAAATCAAGAAATCCATTTGCATATTTTACTCAGATAGTGTATTATGCATTTCTAAGACGTATAGCAAAGGAGAAAAGACAGATGGATATTAAAGATAAAATTTTGGAGAAGTCAGGATACGATCATGTCTTTAGTGTTGACGGAGACGCAAGTACCGACTATAATCAAATTAAGAACAGAGTGGAGATGAATCAAAAGCGATGAAATTATTGCTGATAACTGATCAACACTTTGGTGTTCGTAATGATAACAAGCATTTTATTAATCACTATAAAAAGTTTTATAGTAAAGTTGTCATACCTTTTATAAAAGCACATAAAATAGAACATGTCTTTTGTTTAGGTGATACGTTTGATAAACGTAAATCTATAAATTTTAATTCATTAGATGAATCTAAAGAGATGTGGTTTGACCCTCTAAGAGAAATGGGTGTCAAAATGGATATGCTTGTAGGTAACCATGACATATACTATAAGAATACATTACGAGTCAACGCACCAGATGAACTTCTAGGTGAGTACCATAACATTCATGTAATCACAGAACCAACCAACATAACATATGATGGTCTTGATATTCTATGTCTTCCTTGGATATGTGATGACAACCTTGAACAATCATTCAGAGCAATCAAGGAAAGCAAAAGCAAAGTGTGTATGGGACACTTAGAACTCAATGGTTTTGAAGCACATCCTGGTCACATGATGGAACGTGGCATGGATCATTCGGTCTTCAAAAAATTTAAGAAAGTGTTTACAGGACACTATCATTCTAAATCACATAAAGACAACATTTATTATCTTGGAAATCCCTACCAACTTTACTGGAATGACTTCGGATGCAAAAGAGGCTTCCATGTTTTTGATACACTTACTCTTAAAACTACTCATTATAGGAATCCCTTTGACGTTTTTCATAAATTGTATTATAATAACGGAGTTAGTCTCCCAAGCGAGAAAGATGTCGAAGGAACATTCGTCAAACTCATCGTAGAAGAAAAAGGAGACTATGCCAAGTTTGACTATGCAGTTAAACGTCTACAAGACATGAACATTGCAGACCTTAAGATTGTAGAAGATCTTAGTGTACTTGGTGAAAGTGATTCGTTATTAGAAACTGAAGATACTTTAACATTACTCGATACCTACATAGATGATATAGATCTACAAGTAAGTAAAGATAATGTGAAAAGTGTTATGAGATCTCTGTACATGGAGGCATCAGCAATCTAATGTTTGTATTAACTGATAAAAAATCTGGCGGGATTTATTCTGTCTTAGATAAAAATGCTGTAAAAACTGTGCAGTGTTTTGAAGAGGAAGATGATTGTAGAAGATATTTAGACCTTCTTATTGCTAATGGTTCAGATCATGAACTACTTGTATTAGAAGTAGAAGATGAACTCATAGAAGTTAATTGTGGTGGTAATGGTTATCATTATATGATAATTCCCCCAAATGACCTCGTTATACCTCCCCCTAAAACTATAAAAAATTGATTACATTTGAAACGATTGCTTGGAAGAACTTTCTTTCTACAGGTGATCAATGGACTGACATCCAACTTGATGATGCAGGAGCGACACTTATTGTCGGATCCAATGGAGCAGGTAAATCTACCATGCTAGATGCCTTGTGCTTTGCTTTATTTAATAAACCTTTTAGAAAGATAAGTAAGAGTCAACTGGTAAATAGCATTAATGAAAAAGGAACTAAGGTACAGGTAACATTTAGTATAGGGAGGGATGAGTATCGTGTATTCAGAGCAATCAAACCAAATCTTTTCGAGCTTTACAAAAACAATAAGTTGGTTGATCAGGACGCTGCGACTAAGGATACCCAGAAATATCTCGAACAATCAATTCTCAAACTCAACTTCAAGTCCTTCACACAAGTCGTCATCTTGGGTTCATCCACATTTGTCCCCTTCATGCAACTCAATGCTCCTGTCAGGAGAGAAGTTATCGAAGATCTACTCGACATCAAGATCTTCTCACAGATGAATACGATCTTAAAAGATCGATATAAGATAGCATATCAACAAAGTAAAGATTGTAGCAACCTTCTATCTATAGCAGAAGAGAGGTTAAAATCACAGGAAAAACTTATAAAATCCTTAAGAGAAGTAAACAGTGTTAGAAGACAAGAGAAGGAAGAGAAAGTAATACAGAACAAAGCCTTAATAGAAACCATATCATCAGATCAATCTCAAAGAAATAGTGAACTTTCTACACTAGAAAAACAATTGATCGAAACAGATACGCATCAATATATACTATCTGATCTCAAATCTAAGACAGCAGATCTTAAATCTGAGATGAAAAGGGTGTCTAAGGAAATGAAATTTCTTAAAACACATGACACATGCCCTACATGTACACAAACAATAAGTGAAGAATTTAAAGGAGAGAAGATAGAATCACTGACTAATAGCGGAGTTGACTTTGCTAAAGCTTTAAAGAAAGAAGAAAAAGCTATTGAAGACGTAGTTTCTATCTTAGATCAAGCCAATGAGTTATCAATGAAAGCTCATGAATTACGTAGTGAGATCTCAACTTTTGATAGAGACATTGTAAGATTAGAATCTGAGAACCTATCAATAGAAAAAGAACTGAGTAATTTAGTTGCAGCACCTAAGATAGAGAAAGAAGAACATGTTCTAAAAACATTAGTAGAGGATTTTGAAGACACTAAAATTGACTGTGGTAAAGTAGCACAGAAGATAGATGAATACCATACAGTAAAAAGTTTGTTACAGGACAGTGGAATCAAGCGTCGTATAATCAAGAAATACATACCTATATTCAATCAACTCATTAATAAATATCTTCACAGCATGGATTTCTTTGTTAACTTTACTCTTGATGAGGAGTTTAATGAAGAGATCAAGAGTCGTTTTAGAGATGACTTTTGTTATTCATCTTTCTCTGAAGGAGAGAAACAAAAGATTGACCTAGCACTTCTCTTTACATGGAGAGAGGTAGCACGTATGAAGAACTCAGCAGCAACTAACCTGTTGATTCTTGATGAGGTATTTGATAGTTCTTTAGATACTGATAGTACAGGTGCTCTACTTTCTATACTTGGAACGCTAGGAAGTAATACGAATATTTTCGTAATATCACACAAAGGTGACATTCTTATTGAGAAATTTCACAGGACGTTAAGATTTGAAAAGATCAATGACTTCTCCAAATTAGTGGACGATCTATAAGCTGTCACATTAATTGTTTTCAAACACATCAAAAGGTACTATAATATGGGTATAGACGAGACACCCATGCTAATCAACCAAGAAGTAAAAGGACAACTTGCAAAACTACTTGCAACAGAGAACCTTACAATTGAACATCGTAAAGTATCTACAGCATACTTTGATGTAGAGAAACGTATCCTATGCCTTCCTATCTGGAAGTCTGCTTCTAATACAGTATATGATTTACTTGTAGGTCATGAGGTTGGTCATGCATTATTCACACCTGCTGATGAACTCAACGATGCACCTAGAGCATTCGTAAATGTTCTTGAGGATGCACGTATCGAGCGTATGATGAAATTAAAATATCCAGGTCTTCGTAATACATTCTTCAAAGGTTATAAAGAGTTATGGAATGATGGGTTCTTCGGTGTATCAGATGACGATATAGAGAAACTATCTTTGATTGATCGTATCAATTTATTTTTCAAAGGTAATTCAACAATAGATTTTGATTCAGATGAGCAAGTATATGTAGATCGTGCAGCAGTAACTAAGACATTCCAAGATGTATTAGATCTAGCACGTGAGATGATGGATCGTGCAGAGGAGAAAGATCAAGAGAAAATAGACGAGACAGAAGTTCCAGAGATACCATTCAACGGAGAGAAAGATGGTGATGGTGAGTATGAGTTAGGTCAAAAGCAACCTGCACCTGCAGGACAGGGAGAAGAAGGAGAAGGTGAAAAAGGTCAAGGTCGTCCAGACTTAGGTGAAGATGATACAGACTTTGATGATGAGTTTGAAGATGAAGGACTAGACTATGATACTGGTGTAGTAGGTGGTGGTACTAATCTAGAAACAGAATTCAGAGAAACAGAGTGTGTTACAGATGAAGCATTAGCAGAATCTATCGAGACTCTTGTTGATGAAGATTCAAGAGAATGGGTTTATCTTACAATGCCTAAGATCACAAACATCGACAAACTTATTATCGACAACAAAAAAATCAGAGAAGATTTAGAAAAGCACTTTGACGATGAGTATGCTAAAGAGTTAGACCCCTCCGAGAATAGTGATTGGAGACAATATCAAATTAAAGAGCAAAAAGATGCAATCGATACTGGTCGCAGACACTATCAAACATTCAAGAAGTCAACTGGCAAGACAGTAAACTATCTTCTCAAGCAATTTGAAATGAAGAAGTCTGCTGATCAGTACAAGAGACAGGCAACATCTAAAACTGGTGTTATCAATACTCAATCTCTATACAAGTACAAGTTGACAGAGGATATCTTCAAGAAGATTACAGTAATACCTGATGGTAAGAATCATGGTCTTGTTATGTTCCTTGATTGGTCTGGTTCTATGAGTCAGTGCTTACTTGATACACTTAAGCAAACATACAACCTAGTATGGTTCTGTAAGAAAGCAAACATTCCTTTCAGAGTCTATGGTTTCCAGAGTGGATATCACAATTCATACAGATATGGTTCTGGACTTCATGAAGGTATTGAGCATAAAGCAAATCAACTTGCTATCGGTGATGACTTTAGACTTCTTGAGTTTCTTTCATCAAGACAAAACAATAGATCACTAGAAGCATCTATGAAGATTCTTTACTTACAAGTATTTGCAATGAACAACTATAATATCAAAGCAAATCAACCTTATGGTCTTGGTGGTACTCCACTTGCAGAAGCAATCTATTGTGCAAAAACAATCGTTGCACAAATGAGAGCACAAGAGAAAGTTCAGAAAGTGAATGTTGTTTGCCTAACTGATGGTGAAGCAAATCCTATGAACTATACTGCAGAGTCTGAGCACTTTGAAGAATTACGTCAAAGAAATATCTGTAGTGGTTCTCAAGTATTTGTTCTTCGTGATAAGTCAACTGGTTATCAGAAACGTCTTAATGGTAGTCCTTACCTAACAACTAAAGAGATCGTATCATACATGAGATCAATCACAGACTACAACTGGATAGGTATTCGCTTATGCTCTAAGTCAGAATTGAATAGAGTTGTTAGAAACTTATGTGAGAACTATGAGGACTTACAAAAGTTTGACAAGCAATGGAGAAAAGAAAAGTTTATCTCTATCAAAGATGATGCAGGTTTCACTGAAGCATTCTTCATGCCTGATAGAAACAATGGTTCAGATAATGAAGAACTAGAGATCAAACAGAAAGGTGTTGAAGCAACAAGAGCAGAATTGAACAGAGCATTCAAAAAGCACATGAGTTCAAAGATGCAGAACAAAACCATTCTAAATAAATTCATTGAACATATCGCATGATTGTAGATGATGTTGCACAGAGTATTCGCAGAATAACCTGTGCTCTACCTAACTTAAAACATTTACCAGAAGACCCTTATCGAAGTATCGTTAAGGGTGATATTACTATTAATAATGAAATGTGGTCATGTCCACAACTCAGAAAGATTCATCTGGAAACATGTAAAACAAAATACTTAGATGTACTTCACTGTGTATTATTTCCTGACCCTCGATATAAATTACCTATCTTTGGGTGTGATATTATAGCAAACAATCGTATAGTTACTGCTGCTATTGTAGATGTATCTCCTGTTAAAGGAGTTAGAACAGAGTTCTATAAAGATATAAAACCTATAAGTGATAAGTATATGGATTTTGATTTTCGTAAACTACCTCTATGGGCAGATATATTCTCTCCTCATTGTAAGTTTATGAGATTACATAAACAGCATGAACAGATAATGTATGTACAACTATTAGAAGAATACCTTACAGTATATGTAAACGCAGTAAAGAACGCAGAAAAAGATAAAGATATAGATGCAACCTATGAAAGATATCAAGATCAAATATATTATTGTAAGCAACAAAAACAGAATAAAAAAACTGAAGCAGTATTAGGATCATGGTTTGACCCAAATTGGGCAAAAAATTATATAGATACAGTACTGTTTGATCAACCTAAACCTTTTTTGAGGATGTGACAGTATAATCTCTGTCCACTCAAGGCTTGATCTTCTATACTATGATGCTATACTATTAGTATAGACAACAAAGAAACCATGCCATTCCAAGCAAAATTTACAGAAGACGAACTCCTCACATATTTTCAGCAGTTCGGTTCAGACATATCTGCAGACAACGTTAAGTCTGCTGCAGCACACTTAGGTGTAAAAGTTCAGAGTGTTACTAAACGCATGAACAAAATCAATCGCCTACAAAAGGTTGGTCGTGGTAAGTGGTGTTTAACTGCTAATGAGATACTCAAAGCATATGAAGCACCTGCAGCAAAGAAACCTGCACCAGATAAAGTATCACACGTACCCTCTAAGAATGCTGAGTTCGTACCATTTGGAAACTATAGTCCACTCAAGAAGATTATACAATCCAAGATGTTCTACCCTGCATTCATTACAGGACTATCAGGTAATGGTAAGACCTTATCAGTAGAGCAAGCATGTGCAATGCTCAACAGAGAACTTATCAGAGTAAACATTACTATTGAAACAGATGAAGATGACCTTCTTGGCGGTTTCCGTCTTGTTAATGGCGACACCGTTTGGCACAACGGTCCTGTTATCGAAGCCCTTGAACGAGGTGCAGTCTTGCTCCTTGACGAAATCGACCTTGCCTCTAACAAAATCCTCTGCCTTCAGAGCATCCTTGAGGGAAATGGTGTTTT